TAAAGACCTGATTGAAACACATAAACTAGAAATAGTTGATGAAAATACTATATTAGAAGCTTCTACCTTTGTAGCCAAGGGTCAATCGTATGAAGCTAGTGATGGTAACCATGACGACATAATGATGAGTTTAGTTATGTTTGGTTACTTTGCATCTACTGAAATGTTTAGAGATATGTCAGATATTAATATTAAACAATTAATGTTTGAAGATAGAATGAATCAAATTGAAGCGGATGTGCCACCATTTGGACACATAGATCGTGGAGATGAGCATATAGCTGCCATAGAAAGACCAGATCCAGAAGCATTAGAATGGGCTATTGAATATCAACGAGACTTCTAAATTCAAATTATAATAAATAGACTCGATTGACAAAAACCGTATTATGATAAGCTTATCATCTTTCATGGAAAAGAAGGACAAATAGAAATGGCACTTTTCACACCGTCAGAATCTCCGGCAATTATTGTCAAAGAGATCGATCTTACCGGTGTCGTGCCTAACGTTCAAACCACAACGGGTGCCTTTGTCGGTAACTTCCGCTGGGGTCCAGTACAAGAAGCGACTTTGGTACCAACCGAGACTGCACTGGTGGAACGTTTTGCGACACCCGATTCGGATAACACCGAAGACTTTCATTTGGCTGCATACTTCTTACGGTATGCCAGCACCTTACAGCTTGTAAGAGAAGTCACAGCTGCTGCAAAAAATGCATATGATCTAACAGGTGCAACACCTGCTGTTCCTTTTATTAAAAACCTCGATCATTTCGAAGGTCAAGAAACAGCATTGTTAAACTCAGATCATACATTTATTGCAAAATATCCAGGTACACTGGGTAACTCACTTTCAATTCATTATATTGGCGCTAACTCAGCATCGGATTCTTCATTCGATAACTGGACATACGCTAGTGAATTTGATGGACCTCCTCTCACCTCTGACTTTGCTAGTGGTAGAGGCGCATCTAACGACGAAATTCACTTAGTTGTTGTTGATGCCGGTGGAGAGTTTACAGGTACAAAAGGTACGGTTCTTGAGAGATATCCATATGTTTCTCTTGCTAAAAATGCTCTTAACGCTGATGGTTCTACCAATTACGTTAAAGACGTTATTAAAAATCGTTCTGAATATATCTGGATGGGCGGTTTCGGTCTTGGTACCGACTCTGACTTCTCAATTGATATTCAAACAGATGCAGAATCTGGAGTAAACTTTGAATTATCTACACCACTAGTAGTTCCATCAAGGAATTTCCGTGCTAAAGACTTTAGCCTAGAAGGTGGTGTAAATTCAGCTGATCTTACAACTTCTGAATATGCAACAGGATTTGACCTCTTTGAAGACGTTGACCAAATCCAAGTTGACTTCCTGATTGCTCCAGGTATGAATAGCAGATCGGATCAAACCACAATCGTTAATGATATGGTTTCGATTGCTCAGTCCACACGTAAGGACTGTGTTGCTGTTACATCTCCTGCTAGGTCAGATATTGTAGCATCTTCAAATCCAGTTGGTAACACTGTTACAACTGCTGATACATTTACTAAATCATCGTATCTCTTCATGGATAATAACTACCTGAAGGTATATGACAAATACAATGATCAGTTTATTCATATTCCAGCTTCTTCTTCGACAGCTGGCATTATGGCTGCTTCTGATCTTAACACTGCTCCTTGGTACTCACCTGCTGGTCCACGCCGTGGCCAATATCTGGGTATTACAGCACTCTCCTACTCTCCTAATAAGAGTGAAAGAGATACTCTGTATAAGGCTGGTGTTAACCCAATTGCTAATATTCCTGGTCAAGGTGTTCTACTTTTCGGCGATAAGACGAAATTAGCTAGGCCATCTGCCTTTGATCGCATTAACGTTCGTAGATTGTTCCTTGCAATCGAAAGAGCTATTGCAATCGCGGCCAGAAACGTTATGTTTGAATTCAACGACGAGTTTACTCGAGCTGAATTTAAGAACGTGGTTGACCCATTCCTTCGGGAAATCCAGGGTAGACGCGGTATCATCGACTTCCGTGTAGTTTGTGACGAAACAAACAACACACCATCGGTGATTGACAGAAACGAATTCATAGCGAACATCTTCATCAAACCTGCTCGGTCAATTAACTTCATCACACTTAACTTTGTGGCAGTTAGAACTGGTGTAGACTTTGAAGAAGTTGTTGGCGTGGTCTAATAGCGCTAATAGGAGAAATTAAATGGCTGTTCTCGGAGTAGACGACTTTAAGGCCAAGTTAAGAGGTGGTGGCGCTAGACCTAATCTGTTTAAAGCTACCATTAACTTCCCGGCCTATGCAGGTGGAGATGTTGAATTGACATCTTTTCTCTGCGAAGCTGCAAACCTTCCTGCTTCAACAATGGGTGTTATTACAATTCCATTTAGAGGTAGGCAACTTAAAGTAGCTGGTGACCGTACATTTGATGTATGGACACCTACAATCATAAACGATACGGACTTTGCAGTTCGTAACGCAATGGAACGCTGGATGAATGGTATGAATGGTCACCAAGCCAATACCGGTCTTACAGCACCTGTAGACTATCAGGCAGACCTTCTCGTAGATCAACTTGATCGCGATGGGTCAATCTTGAAAACATATACTTTCCGTGGGTGTTTCCCAACTTCAGTTGCTCAAATCGATCTTGCTTATGGCACGAATGATGATATTGAGCGATTTGCAGTTGAATTCCAAGTCCAGTACTGGGAGAGCAACACAACAAGCTAAGTATACATAGTATTGGGTCGGGGGAAACCCCGACCCTCTTATTCATAGGATTTTAATAAATGGCAGAACAAACCCTTAAGTTATTTGGATTTGAGATCAAGCGTGCTAAATCGGACGCTGAAGAAAAAAAGCTCAAATCAATTGTGCCTCCCGTCGATGATGACGGTGCGGGTTACGTTACTGCGTCCGGTACTCATTTTGCACAGTACGTGGATATAGAAGGCGATAAGACAAAAGACAACCATCAACTTATCATGAAGTATCGTGGTTCATCGATGCACCCTGAAGTTGATGCCGCTATTGAGGATATTGTAAACGAGGCCATTGCCGTTAGTGATGAAGGTTTTCCAATTGAATTGAATATGGATGACGTTCAAATATCCGATAGTATTAAGAAAAAAGTAAACGAAGAGTTCGAAGAACTTCTTTATATGATGAAATTTAATGACCTTGCTCATGATATTTTCCGTCGTTGGTATATTGATGGACGATTAGTATATCATCTTGTAGTAAACGAATCATCGTTAAGCAAAGGCATTCAAGATATAAGACCTATTGATGCTGCTAAGATTCGTAAAGTTAAGGAAGTTAAAAAGAAAAAAGATCCTGTAACTGGTGCGACATTAATCGAAAAAGTAGATGAATATTTCATTTATCAAGAGAAACCTGGTCAACAAAATAGTGGTGTTAAGTTAACAAAAGATTCAGTTGTTTATATTACATCTGGCTTAGTAGACGAAAGTCAGAAAAAAGTAATATCTTATTTACATAAAGGTATTAAACCACTTAACCAATTAAGGATGATGGAAGACTCACTTGTCATCTATCGTCTCGCACGTGCGCCCGAGCGCAGAATTTTTTATATCGATGTAGGTAACTTACCTAAAGGTAAAGCTGAAGAATATTTGAAAAGCGTGATGACACGCTATCGAAACAAACTAGTATATGATGCTGAGACTGGACAAATCAGAGATGACCGTAAGCATATGTCTATGCTTGAAGATTTCTGGTTACCAAGACGTGAAGGTGGTAGAGGCACTGAGATCTCCACGCTCCCTGGAGGTGAAAATCTCGGTCAGATCGATGATGTAGTTTATTTCCAGAAAAGATTATATCGCTCACTTAATGTTCCAATCAATAGGTTAGAACAAGAAGCTCAGTTTTCATTAGGTCGATCTACCGAGATTTCAAGGGACGAACTTAAGTTCCAGAAGTTTATTGATAGACTTCGTATGCGCTTTTCGCATCTCTTTTATGAGTTGCTTAAACGTCAGTTAATCCTTAAGAACATTATTACTGAGGAAGACTGGAACGACTATATACGTGATCTACGTATTGAATATATACGTGATAATCACTTTACTGAACTTAAAAATGCCGAACTCTTAAGAGAAAGATTACAATCTATGGAACAGATTTCACCATTTGTTGGTGAATACTTCTCTAAAGAATATGTCTTCAAAAATGTTATGATGCTCTCCGATGAAGAAGTTGAAGAGATGAAAAAACAAATTGAAAAGGAAACAAAATCGGGTGAAATGGCAAACCCTGACGCTGAGCCACCTGAAGAAGAACCAGAACAAGAGCAGGAAGAGCCAGAGCAGGAAGAGCCAGAGTTTACATCTAAAATTACTAAACTTGGAACAACTTAATATGATGAAACATAATGGCGTTTTTAGTAGCTAATTTACCACCGCATTACGTTTACGTTAAAAAAGAATATCTCTATGATCTCGAAAGAGGTCATGGCGAATTGACACCTGGTGTGTGGGTGTCTGTAAAATCTGTTATGGGAAAGGCATTGTACTTTGAGACATTGCTAACTGATTATGGCGCTTTATATGATAAGCTTCCATTGTCAGCTTTTGTCTGGAAAAAAGATATAAATTCAGACGATCAACTACCTCTTGATACTTTACCTGGAAATTATAAAAAGAAAGTCGATTTTAAGTTACTAGATCAAACCACCAGCACGGCTGAAAAGAAAATGGTCAGCGAAGCGAAACCTTTAGTTGATGAAATCTTTGATGATATGTTTGAACAATTATCTAAGAAAAAAATCCTTCAAACTCAGGATATTAAAAGACTTAAAACTGTTAAGCTTAAAAACCTAACTAAGTTAAATCAGTTAATTAAAAGAAACCTTAGAAACTCATTCATTGATGGCCGCGAATTGGCTAAAA